CTACTAGAATCGGGGATCACGAATTTGTATGGATCAAGAGAGATAACTGACCTGCTAAGAGGATCTGGAGGCATGTTAGATAAGTTCATGCAGAACTCGATATATCAATCTATGATTGCCTACAAAGCTGGGGTGCAAACAGGTAAAACAGTTTTATCACCGGCAACACAAAGTCGTAACTTTTTAAGTGCAGGTGCGTTTGTTTTAAATAATGGTTGGATAGGTGGTAAAGCATCAGTGACCGACGCATTTAAAATAGTTATGGATGATGTCTTTGGTGCAGGTAGAACATTAAATGAAGTTGATCTAATAAACAACATAGCTAGAAAATCAGAGCTAGGTGTAATTGATGAAAATATTGTTGCATCAGAGCTAACGGCGGTGTTGTCCGATATTAAGAACGGTAAGATTGGAACCATTGCACAACTAACAACAAGAGCAGATGATTCGGCTTTGATGAAAACTGCAACTAGATTGTATTCTGGTGGTGATAATGTTTGGAAGTGGTACGGTCACGAGTATTTAATGTCACAACTAAAAGGCGCATTTAAAAATGTAGATGAAGTTAAACGTGTTGTGTTGGATGATTTTGGTATAGACACTTTTAATCCTAAAAATTTATCTGAGGCTGTTGAAGAGTACGCTGCTTTACTAGTAAGAGAGTTAATGCCTACGTATAGTAAAGTGCCACCTGTTATACAGGCGATTAGAAAAATACCTTTCTTTGGTAACTTCGTATCATTCCCTGCAGAAATACTTAGAACTAGTGTTGCAACGTCTAGTCTTGCTATGAAACACATAGCCTCTGGTAATCCAACACTTAGAGCCATGGGACTTAGATCACTTGCCGGTCAAGGACTTACGTTGTTTGCTCTTAACGAAGGTGCAAAAGCTTTAGGTCACGCATTTACAGACGTTACACCAGAACAAATTAAAACGTACAAAGAAGAATTTGGACCTGCCTTCATGAAATTTAGTGAATTAATTCCAATTAGTAATATCAATAAGGAGAACGGCACATTTAAAGTGTTTGATATGTCAAGATTTAACCCGTATGACTTAGTTACAGCAACAGCAAACAACTTGTTGGTTAGAGCAACTGATCCACAGACAACACTAGATCCCGATAAAATAGAGACAGACGTTTTTAAATCATATTTGGACGCGTCAGGACCTTTGTTAGATTTATTAAATGGAACACTATTAGGGTTCTCTATTGGATTTGAAGGTATTGCAGAAATATTTGAAGGTAGAACAAAACAAGGATCACCTATCTATTCAGGTAGCGACAGAGACATAGATAGATTTGACAAAGCGATCGCACATTTACTGAAAAAAGATGAGCCAGGCATAATGAGTACAGGTAGAAGAATACTTAATGCTTTAAAACAAGACGTAACTGGAACAGGTCAACGTATTAAACTAGAGGACGAGAGTTTTAAATTAGTTGGTGGAGCTCCTGTTACAATAGATGTGCCAGGATCTTTTGCATACAAGATTAGTGATTTTAAAAATACATTTAAAGAACCAAAAGTTGCGGAGGGTTTTTATTCAACAAAGGGTTATCAACAACGTGGCCCAGCACAACTTGTGCGTGAGTACGATCAGTTTAACGAAGAGGCTTTTAGAGAGCAGTATAGGTTTTACAGAGCGACAAGGTCTGCATTAGACTCTGGACTTATGACCAGAAGTCAAGTTGCAAAAGCTTTACAAGCTAGAGATTTGTCTGACACAACAATCGATTCTATTTTATCAGGAAGATATGTTCCTTTATCTTATGGTGAGGACGCCTTAATAAGTAGATTTGAAAAAATAAAAAAGGGTAACCCTGATAAAGTTTTCTTTTCTTCTGATTTTTTACCAATTGATGCATTAGAAAGAGTTAAAGAAAAATGGAGCAGATTTAAATTCGAAGACTTTGAAAGAATAAGAAAAGAACCTGAGCAAACCTCAAGCTTACCACAAGTAGAAGCACCAGTTGAAGAAAAAATTGCTACACCTCAGCTACCACAAAGCCCTGACCCGGCACCGCCGTTGCCACAAACAGCTAACGTGATGCCTGGCACGGGATTGACAACAACAGAAACTGCTTTATTATCGCCGTCTGATCAGATCATTAGACAACGACAAAGGGGAATCGTATAATGAATGACACTGTAAAAGGTATAACACCAGAAGACGATAGAGAGCATATCATATCTTTGTATGGACACGTAAAAGGCGTGGAGCGTGAAATAGAATTAATAAAAACTAATCACCTAAAACACCTGGACGATAAGATTACACACGTGCATCAAGATGTAGAGGCTTTGGGCGGCAAGATAGATAAAATCTATTGGGTGGTGTTGACTACAGTGGGGGCTGTTGGTCTAGTAGTAATAGAAAGTTTAATAGGGATGATAGCATGAAACTATCAGAAAATTTTTCACTAGCAGAGATGACTAAATCTCAAACTGCAACTCGTAAAGGTATAAGAAACGAACCTTCAACCGAGCACATAGAAAATCTTATTCACCTAGCGGAGACTGTCCTACAACCAGTGCGTGAGCATTTTGGTAAACCGGTCGCTATATCCTCAGGCTATCGTAGCCCAGAGTTGTGCGAGGCTATCGGGTCTTCGGCTAAGTCACAACATGCCAAGGGTGAGGCAGCAGACTTCGAGATACCCGGAGTGGACAACATGCAGCTTGCGATTTGGATTAATAAAAATACAGATTTTGACCAACTAATCCTGGAGTATTATGAACCAGGTGATCCGAATTCAGGATGGGTGCACTGTTCAGCGGTGAAGGAAGGGTCGAGAGCACAAGTACTAAAAGCAACAAAAGTAGAAGGGAAGACCAAATACGAAAATATACTTCTTGTTTAAATCCAGTCTTTGATATCTTCTCCCATAATTTCATTAGCTATATTTATTTTACTCCTTAACGACTTAACGATACGTTCATCTATCGTATTTTCAGCTATCAAGTCAACATAGGTTACACTGCCAGTTTGGCCGATACGGTGAGCTCGATCTTCTGATTGCAATCTTTTTTCAAGATCATAATTGTTAGAATAGTAAATTACAGTGTTGGCTGCAGTGAGTGTAATTCCATACCCTCCAGTCTGTGCATTTCCTACGAAATAGCGTGCAGGGCCGTTTTTCTCTTGAAATAGAGCAATCTGCTCTTGGCGGACCTTAGGGTCTACCGCACCATGATATTCGACTGTAGAGTCGTCTCCGTAAGCTTTTTTCAAAGAAGTCACTATATTTTTTATGTCTTCTACATAGTTTGCCCAGATTATAACCTTGCCCTCTGTCTCTTCTAACAACTCCATCAAAGAGTTAATTCTGTTATTTTTAAGATGCGTAATTGTGCCATCATCTGCCTTAAAATGGCCACATGTTACTTGGTGCAATCTCATGAGTTGTGTCATGACATTCATCGTTGACATCATTTTGCCATCGTCAAGTATGGCAATCGCCATCTCTTTCATCTGCCTGTAAATTTTTTTCTGTTCGTCTGTTAACTCTACAGTTCTTTTTGTAAAAACTTTTTCTGGTAGATCTAAACAATCTTCTTTTAATACACGATAAGAAAACTTTTCTAGCTTATCCGCTAGTTCTCCGAGCCTCCTGTAGCTACCAACAATCTGCACACGGCGTCCACCGAAATTTCTTTCTAGCATGTGAGCATAACGAGATCGATACGCATAGTAAGAGTCATAACCAAGATGGAAAGGATCTAAAAACTTGCACTGACTAAACAGGTCAAGAGGTGATTTAGTGACTGGAGAGCCTGTCAATATTCTACGGTACTTTGCAAGATTCCCTAATGTTAAAATATTTTTTGTTCGCTTTGCTGTCGGATTCTTGATCGTGGTAGATTCATCAACCCCTATTAAAGCTCTTCCAAGAAAGATGTTAAGGAAAGAATATGCAAAGTCTAGTCCTTTCTTTGTAGAAAATGCTTCTACGTTCATTATCAATATCTTAAGATCACCTTTATTATCGAACAACGTATCAAGTTCAGCTTGTTTTTTGTTTGTAATATTTGGTTCCCACAAAACTTTTGTGTGATTTATGTGTTCAGGTAAGTGCACCGGAAACTCTATCTCATCCCAGTTCTTGTACACACCTTTAGGCGCCACGATTAATGCACCGCGGATCGCGCCTCTATCATAAAGCATAGCTATATTATCAACGAGGACCTTGGATTTACCAGTGCCCATCTCCATAAATAAAGCATAGGTATCCTGGGCCCATGATTTTTCTAGTGCCTCGAGTTGATGCTCGTAAGGCTTAGTTTTAAACTTATAATGTTTTATCATATTTTCTTTCTTGACATTTATATAATCATCACTATGTTGAATGTCAACCATAAACAGGAGAAAGAAATGGATAAAGATAAGATTATACAGTCACTACTCAAGATGTTGCAAAAAAACAACAGTGAGATGATTAATTTGAATATTCAAATTGATGACTTGACAGATAAACTAAACACAGCTAATGCTGGAGAAAAGAAAGAGAAAGATGAAGAATCAAATATTCGAACTGTACAAACCGAAAAGCCTAACTAGTTTTCTTGCATTCTACAAAGAAAACCCAAAGGAACATTTCGTTTATGTACTTCAACATCCGCCGCAAAATATAAATATTTTATCGGCCTCTGACTTTGGTTATCTGGTGATATGTTTACCAGAAAACTCACAAATGATTTTTAGTTCTGCACCTTTTGTGCACAAGATGCGTAAAAATTTACAGGACTTTAAATCTGATGACTACATACTTTGCACAGGCGATCCTGCTGTAATTGGTTTATCAACAGCTATAGCCAGTGACGTTACGCAAGGTAAATTTAATTTACTAAAATGGGATCGACAAGAGAGAAGGTATTATCCTCTGTCTTTTGATCTATACACAAAAGGAGAAACAAATGACTAAAGAAAAACTTTTATTAGAAAACCATGACATGAAAAGAGTTATTAGAGAACAAGCAAAAAAAATATGCGAGTTGGGAGGTGAGGGTTATCATGTTCCATTAGTATATGAAAACAGAATGATGTTTAACAGTCCAAAATATGGGGACATACTAACATGTCCGTTAGATGATGTTACGTTAACGTCAGAGAAAAGTTTTATGGGTGGTAACTCAATAGAAACTTTAGAAAGGGCTTACGAACGTGAGTGAAATAAACGATATTGATTTTGAAGAAGATCAACAGAATCTTATAGAAAAAACTGACATACAAACATTAGCTTCTTATTGTCAAGAGCTGCAACAGGTTGAAGACCATATTGCACTTTTGGAAAAAGAAGTAAAAACACAAAAAGAAAAAGCAGACAAGATTAGTTCAGAGGTGATACCAAACTTGCTCGCAGAGCAAGGGTTATCGTCTTTGAAATTAGCTGACGGCAGTTCTGTTGACATAAGAAAGTCATACAACTGCACCATCAAAAAAGATCAGATGGACTTGGCTTACAACTGGCTTCGAGAAAACGGACTAGGTGACATCATTAAAAATGAGGTCGCTGTACAGTTCGGCAAAGGCGAAGATAACAAGGCAGAACAATTGTTAGGCCTTGCGGTGCAAGAAGGCTTTGAGCCTTCGCAGAAGCAGAAGGTAGAACCTATGACTTTGAAAGCACTCTTTAGAGAGCGTATCGAGGCCGGCCTCGATATGCCCTCGCAATTCTTTCACACTTTTGTGAAGGATCAAACAAAAATAGGCCGGAAATAAGGAAACAAGAAACATGAACCAAGTAGCAAAAAAAGAAAATTCAAGCGTAGCTTTAGCGAGCATGTTTGAACAAGACGCTAACACGAGTTTTAGCAACATGGGGTCTGACGACTTTGCGTTGCCATTTCTTAGAGTGTTAGGTCAACTGTCACCCGAGACAAACAAACGGGACGCCAAGTATGTAGAGGGTGCTGAGCCAGGTATGATCTTTAATACCGTGACTAAGCAGCTTTACGATGGCGAGAAAGGTGTCAGCGTAATTCCGTGTTATTACAAACGCGAGTACGTTGAGTGGTCAGATCGTGGCGAGGGCACTAGTGCTCCTGTTGCAATACACGCAGTAGAAAGCGGTATCATCAAAGACGCAACACGTGATGCAAGTTATAAAGATAGATTGCCTAATGGTAACTATCTTGAGAATACAGCATCATACTTTGTGTTGTTGGAAAGTGGTGAGGCAGCTTTGATTTCTATGAAGTCTACACAACTAAAGGTTAGTAGATCATGGAACTCGATGATGAACAGTATCAAACTAAAAGGTAAGAATGGTATGTTTACTCCGGCTATGTGTAGTCACGTGTACAATCTTAAAACTGTGCAACAATCAAATGACAAAGGAACGTGGTTTGGTTGGAGTGTAGAAAAGGTTGGTCCTGTTCAAGACAAAGGTCTTTACGAGCAGGCAAAAAGTTTTGCTGATAGCGCTAACAAAGGTGACGTTGTTGCAAAACACAGTGAAGAAGGTAACAAGTCTAATAAAGAGCAGGTACCATTTTAACTATGAGTGGCCCATGGATAGACTCTTTGTGGTTCATGGGCCTACTCGAAGAAGATTTAAAAGAAGATAAAAAAGAAAGGAACGAGAAAGATGCCAAAACCAAGGACGTGCCCAACGTGCAATCAAAAATTCGACATAACGAAATGGCAAAAAAGTAAAATTTATTGCACTGAGGTTTGTAAACCAACGTGGAGACCAAACCGAGGTGGTCCCATAGGGAGACCTAAGGCTAAGAAATGAAGTTTAAGGAAATATTTGAGGGCAATAATAGTGCCTATGGTCAACTAATATTATCAGGAGCAACGACTGAAAAAGGTAAAGCTGAAGGTAAAGCTTTTATAAAAAGACAACCAATCACAGATAAATTATGGGAGGAGCATCTAGAGGGTAAAGATCCGGCTCTAGGTGTTATACCTATTAACGAGGACAATATGTGCAAGTGGGGATGTGTTGATGTGGATCAATACAACTTAGATCATTTGTCTATCATGCGTAATATAAAAGGGTTTGGTTTCCCATTGGTAACTTTTAGATCTAAGTCTGGTGGGGCACATTTGTTTTTATTTGCTAAAGAGTTTATTCCTGCATCACTGATGCAGTCAAAACTCAAAGCAATGGCAGAGGCTTTGGGTTATGCAGGTAGTGAGATCTTTCCAAAACAAACTGAAATTTTAGTTGAACGTGGAGACACAGGAAACTTTTTAAACTTACCATACCATGGTGGCATTAGAGGACTTCGGTACACATTTAAAGCTGGCGGTGAAGCTGCTAGTTTAGAATCATTCTATTCTATATATGATGAGTGGGTACAGACAAAAGAACAAATAGAAAATATTATTGTTAAACAAAAAGCAGAGAGCAACGATGCTTTCAAGGATGGCCCGCCATGTTTAAATACTTTGGCACAAGATGGGTTTGGTGAAGGATCGCGGAACAATGCTTTGTTTAATGTAGCTGTGTATCACAAACAAGCGAACCCAGATAACTGGGAGGACATGTTGATGTCTGATAATCAGAAATACATGAACCCACCATTATCTTTTAATGAAGTGCAACAACTAATAAAATCTGTTGGTAAACGTGGTTACGATAAATACAGATGTAAAGAGCAACCAATATGTGGTGTTTGTAATGCTGCGAAGTGCAGAACTAAAAAGTTTGGTGTTGGGTTTGAAGAAGAGCAAATGCCGGAACTGGATACACTGACTAAGATAACATCTAATCCACCACAATGGTTTTTAAATGTTGGTGGTAAGAGAGTAGAACTTAAAACAGAACAGCTACACAATCCTAATTTGTTTGCGATTGCAGTCCTGGATCAAGCAAACGTGGTATCACCAATACCAAAAGCAAATGACTGGAGAGAAATATATTTAAAAACATTAATGCAAAACTTACAGGAGATAGAGTCTTTAGAATCATTAGACCCTACAAATCAAATAACTAATTTACTATATGACTTCACTGTCAACAGACCATCAGCAAGAACTAAAGAAGATATACTAAACAAAATGTCCTGGACAGATGAAGACTTTACGTATTTTAGAATGGATGATTTCTATTCTTTTTGTAAAAGAAATAATTGGGAGATAGATAAAACAAAGACAGGTAACCTTATGAAACAATTAGATTTTTTTGTAGATGAGATTAGAATGACATTAAAAAATCAGACACCTCGCCTAGTTAAAATTAAAGCCATGAAAAAGACTAAACCAAGTGTAAGTCAAGTTACTTATCAGGAGACTCCGTTTTAATGAAAACAATTATACTAGGGCCACCAGGCACAGGCAAAACTACAACACTACTTAATTTAGTAGAAGAGTTTTTACGAGCAGGCACAGATATAAAAAAGATAGGATATTTTTCTTTTACAAAGAAAGCTGCATGGGAGGCTATTCACAGAGCCGAAGATAAATTTATGATTGATAAAAAAGAAATACCTTATTTCAAAACATTACACTCTCTTGCTTTTCATGTTTTAAATATAAAAAAAGAAAGAATGATGAAGCACGCTGACTATAGAGACTTTGGTCAGAAGTGTGGAATACCAATACAGAGTGCATGGTATAGTGATGAAGACGGTATATTTAATTCAGACAATGAATATCTTAGAGTTATAAATAGAGCGAGAGTAAAACAAATAGATGTATTGGAAGAGTATGACAACAACAACCACCTGGTGGACATAGAAAGAGATTTATTATACCTTTTATCTGAAGAATTAAAGAGATACAAAAAAGAAAAAGGTTTGGTTGACTATGACGATATGTTGGAAAACTTTATTAAAGAGAATCCTAGTGTACCACTTGATGTACTATTCATCGATGAGGCGCAAGATCTTAGTTCCCTGCAATGGTCAATGGTTAGAGCTCTCTGGAAAAGAGTTGAAAAGACATATATTGCTGGGGATGATGACCAAGCCATCTTCAGGTGGGCTGGAGCGGACGTGGATCACTTCATTGCCCTCAGGGAAGAGGTTGATTTTATCAATACACTAGATCAATCTTATCGCATACCTGGTGGACCAATACATGAACTATCACAAGACATAATTAGAAAAGTTACAAACAGATACGATAAAGATTATATGCCACGACAAGAGATGGGTGACCTTACACGATACTCTGACGTGACGCAGGTTGACATGTCTCAAGGTGAGTGGTTGGTGTTGACAACAGCTAATCATTTCTTAGACGATGTAAAAGATTTGTGTGAGTTGCAAGGTTGGTACTATGCACACAAAAGTAAAAACTCAGTTAAGTTAGATTTACTTCTTGCAATTCAAGCCTGGGAGAAGTGGAGAAACAGTGAAACATTATTACCCGTTGCATCGATTAAAAATATTTATTCGTACCTGGGTGATAACGTGACCAAAGGTTATCAGAAAGGTAAAACTTTTGATGAGAATGAAGAAGGTTATTACATTCAAGAGTGTATAGATGATCACGGACTACAAACAGATGACGTTTGGTTCAAAGCGTTTGCAGGGCTAGATGCAAACACTGAGAACTACATAAGAAACATGCTAGCCAACAAAGAAAAAATTACACAGACACCAAGAATAATTTTATCAACTATACATGGAGCAAAAGGAGGTGAGGCTGATAATGTATTACTTTTACCTGATATTACTAAGTCTGCTATTGACAACGACGATCGTAATCCTGATGAATTACACCGTCTATTTTACGTAGCAGTCACACGTGCAAAAAAATCTTTGCACATATTAGAACCAAAGAACTATGACAGGGCTTATGTGATATAGTTATGGCTAGTTTTAAACCAGTTAAAAAAAAGAAGGAAGAAATAAAAGCTGTCAACATTATTGATGGTAACTACAAAACAAAAAGTTGTTTAACGCAAGAGCAAATTGATGAGATGAGAAGAAGATTTAAAATTAAACCAAATGGATATAGTAATTCTTGGGAGTTAGCTAAAGAGTTTAATGTTACTCCCGGCACAGTTAAACGTTGGACAAAACCAGAATTTGCAGAAAGTTGTAAAATAAGTGCGGCAAAACGTAGAGAAACACCTGAGTATAAAGAGTATAGTTGGAAAAAGAATCGTAGCGAAGCAGCTAAAAAAAGGAGCTCTATATATAGATACACGGAAGAAGGTTTTATTGTTTGTAAATGGGCAGACGTGGAAAAATTTGTCAACAATAATAAGAAAGATGCTAAGCCAGGAAAAATGGAAACTAGCACAATCACCAGAGAAGAGTTTATGAAACTTTGGAATGATCATAAAAGTAAATTTGGGATGAAATGTTATTACACAGGAGTCGAAATGGTTATCGCCCCAGGTAAACCTGATAATTTAGTAAGCGTAGAGCGTGTTGACCCTAATGTTGGTTATCTCTTC